AATGATTCCAGACGCCACTTGGAATGAAACTGATCCCTATTATGTCTTGCCTTTTTACTGGGTGGAGGGATATGCGGAGGGCGATCTTGATTCGTGGCTAAATTCGGCAGAGCCATCAGAGGCTTGGACAGATATAATAGAGCCTACTAATACTTGGAGCTAAAAAATGGCAACTGACACTACAGGTGATATGGTGTTTTCTCGCCCTCAAGTTGGGGCGGATACCGATGATTGGGGCGAATATCTCAATAATAACTGGCAAAAAGTTGATGAGATTTTAAGCAACACTAACACCACAAAGATTAATATCGATAACTACACCGTTGACGGCATAACAATCACTAACACTGATTCTGCCGATAATCCGGTAACCATTACGGCTCAAACGATTACATTTGCCGGTGGTGTTGCTGAGACCGTTTATACCGGGCTAGCAGGCTTCGGGACGCTCACAATTGAACCCGATAACGGAACAATTCAGACCATCGCAATGACCGGGAATGTAACACTGTCCTCAAGCCTTGCGAGTGGTGAGTTTGTTACCTTAAGAATTACTAGTGTCGGTTCCGATACGGTGAGCTTCCCGACAATGGAGTGGATTGGCGGGTCAGCCCCAACATTATCGGCGACGGGTACAAACTGGGTTCATCTGTGGAATGTAGGCGGCACCTTATACGGGTCATTCATAGGGACATCTAGCTAATGCGTCATAACATGATGTTATCCGGTTCTGGTGGGTTAGCTAGCACCTATTTTGAGCAGGATGTTACTGAGACGCTTGGGGGCTGGTATGGGCCGCAAGAGTATAGTTCTGGCGCTCCTACAGATGATTTGGCCGCTGGGATTGATGGCACAGGCGTTTATGTTGAGTGTATTCAGGCACCGGGAGAGACTAACGCGGCACGTGGAAGGATTGGTATAAATATAGACGCATCTGCCTCAAAGCCATTTAACGTGGGGGATGTATTTAACGTATCTGGCAGTCTGTCATGGAGAGATGAATCTAAATACAACTACAGAACGGCAATATATCAAAGCGCACAAGGGTATTGGTTGGACACATTACAAGGCTCAGATGATCCCACAACAGGGTTTTCGGGCGCTGGATCACTAGCTTTCAACTTTGAGCAAGAATTTCTTTTTAACTACAACAACATATATCCGCCCGTCGGATCTTTTAATCAAGACATAACAGTGCCGTCAGGATACGACAAAGGTCTTAGAATCTGGATATATTACGGAACCTACGAAGACGCTACAGACGCGGTTGTCGGGCCTGTTGGGACTTTAGTTGATAACTTGTCAATTACGTTGGTAAGCAGAGCATGACCATTGATCTTGTCGCAATCAATGTCCCGCCGGGGGTAGTCCGTCACGGCACAGACTCGCAATCATCTGGGCGCTGGAGAGATGTTAACTTTGTTCGCTGGACTAACGGTGTGCTTCATCCTATTGGCGGATGGGAACAGGTTTCTGGTGTGCAGGTTACAGGAGACCGGGTATGTCGAGGAGCGCACTCTTGGTATACAAATGGCGGTATTCCCTATATAGCCACCGGCACCTACGACAAGCTATACGTTTTAGATGGTGGTGGCACACTTACTGATATCACGCCAACTACGCTTACCCCCGGAAACCTCAATGCCGACGAAAATCTTGGCTATGGCGGTAAAGATTATAACGAGGGAGCATACGGCGTTGCTAGAGTCAGCGATGGTGAAACTGTCGGCCCTACAACATGGACGTTAGACAACTGGGGGGAGGATTTGGTTGCCCTCTCTTCTTTTGATAAAAAAATTTGGTATTGGGAGCTTGATGTGGCACAAGACGCAGCCGCAATAACCCCAAGCTCTGGCACAGTGCCAACTGGAAATATCGGCATTATCGTAACGGCGGAGCGATTCTTGTTCGTTCTCGGTGCTGGTGGAAATCCAAGAAAAATACAGTGGTGTGACCGAGAAGACATTACAGACTGGCTGCCATCGACAACAAACGAAGCGGGTGACATAGAGCTACAGACCAATGGCAACATCGTGTGCGCTGAGAAGGTAAGAGGCAGAACCCTTATCTTAACGACAACAGACGCGCATATAGCCACATATCAGGGGCCGCCGACAGTTTACGGATTCCAGCGGGTGGCATCTGCTTGTGGAGTTGCTGGCCCCTTGCTTAGTACCTCAGTGTCGGGAATGGCATTCTGGATGGGCGAAACGTCTTTCTTTACTTACAACGGCTCAACGGTTACCCCAATCCCTTGCGATGTCCATGACCATGTTTTCAGTGACATCAACCACGAGGAAATTGAAAGCGCGTTTTGCGTTGCAAATCAGAAGCACCATGAGATTTGGTGGTTTTACCCCTCTGCCGGGAGTGAAGAAAATGATAGATACGTTGTCTTTGATTACGCTGAGAATCATTGGAGTATCGGCGCTCTCGCTCGCTCTGCCGGTGTCGATTCTGGGGTCTTCACTAATCCTCACTATATCGACGCTGATGGGTATTTTTACCGGCATGAGAAAGGGTATAACCACGGCGGTTCTAGCGCGTATGCGGAGACTGGGCCTCTAAGGCTTAACGAAGGGAATAAGGTCTTAAAAGCCAATAGCCTGATCCCAGAAGAGGGTACTCAGGGCGAGGCCGATGTCTACTTTAAGACACGCCTTTACCCTAACGGCGCTGAGACCACTCATGGGCCATATACTACCGGGAACCCGACAGACGTTAGATTTACTGGGCGTCAGGTTAGGATGAAGGTAGAGGGTGATGTGGCGGCAAACTGGCGCGTTGGACGTATGGCGTTACGCATGAAAGAAGGCGGTTATCGGTGAGTCAGATTGAGGCTCCACCACCCTATTCCGGGGATAATGAGGCATGGGCTGAATCCCTCTCCGATTACCTTCTCCGGGTTAAGCCAAAGTTAGGTTTTAAGGAAAGCAATGACTCGGCACAAAATGACGGGATTATCCTTTGGGATACAGCAGGCTACCCGGTTGTATCGAAGAATAATGAGTTTCGCCAAATCGTGCTGGCAGACGGTTATGGATTTTTTTACAACTCTTCAAACATCACGTTTACGGCTAATACGGCAACTGCGCTTACATACACGGCAGATTCAAACAACATTGGCCTTACGATATCTGGATCTGAGATTACGTTTGAAGAGGCGGGTAAATACATGGTCTCGTTTTCTGCTCAAATTACGTCATCGTCGTCATCAACCGTGAATTTTGCCTTTTGGCCTAGAGTTAACGGGTCTGACGCCCCAAACAGCACCATGAAAAATGCCTTGCATCAAAACAACGCAGTGCTGGTGGTATCAAGAACAGCCCTATTTACGGTGAGTGCTGGCGACACATTGCAGGCAATGGCGGCAGTGGACGATGCAAGCGGTAGTTTGGCGGCGGTTGCGGGTTCAATTGCGAGCGAGCCTGCTGCGCCATCAACAACTTTAAGCATTGTAAGAATTAGTCAATAGCGAGTGGTATAATGGGACTTGATGCTGAAATGCAACGATGCCGGAAGTGGATTGAGGCCGCGTTAGAGTACAGCGGAGGAACCCATGATTATCAGGATATCGTTGAGTCCGTAAAGACTGGGGCTATGCAGTTTTGGCCTGCTGAAGATGCGTGTGCTGTAACGGAAATAATCCGGTACCCAAAAAAGAAGGTTCTTCACATCTTTTTAGCGGGCGGCAGTATGGAGCGAATTGTGGATATGGAAGAGTCCGCTAGGAAGTTCGCAGAGATTAATGGCTGTACCGCCATGAGCATAGCTGGGCGAAGAGGCTGGCTAAAAGTATTAAGCAAAAAGGGCTTTTCTGAGGCCCACACAACTTTAGGGAAGGATATCTAATTATGTCAGGTGGAAAAGGCGGTCGCCAAAACTCTGAAGTCGTAATGCCTGCTTTCGTTGAGGATTTTGCGAAGATGCTCACCGAAAGGGGTGGAATGGTCGGTCAAATGCCATTCGCGCCATACTCTGGGCCAGATGTAGCGGCATTTACCCCGGCTCAGGTCGCGGCTATGCAAAGCGCAGGAAAGGCGGCAGAGGCGTATGGGATTATCGGCAAAGGACAAACCCCGCGAATTGTTGGCGATCCAACAGCCGGGGGCGCATTCAGAGGTGGGTTTATGGATGCCACGAATTACGGTGGCGGGGTTCGGGGACATTCTTCTCTCCCTCTATTCCAGCAGTCGGTTGCTAATCTTGAGACCCTAGCACCTAACTACATGGATATGTACCGACAGATGTATCCAGTTACGGATAGCGAGAATCTGCCCTACTACTACCCGGCAGGATATGAGGGTCAAATCTATTCACAACAGCCTAGCTTTGGCGGTCTGCCAGCAGACTTTGATTACGCTAGATACTTCAACAGCGGATTTTTTGGGTAAATTATTATGGGCGCTCCAGCAAACTTAACACCTACCCCAATGATGCCACCGGGACAATTCCTGCGGCCAAACTTTGGCCAATACCAACCGATGTTGCCTCAGCACAGTGGCCAGCCTATGAATCAGCCTCCGCAAATGGGGCAGATGTTTAGTCCGCAACAAATAGTGCCAACGGGCGGCCCATCTTTTGCCGTTCCCCCGGGCTATGGAATGCAGCCAATGTTTGTTGGTCAGCAGTCCCCAGCATTAAACCCCGCAGGACTTTCGTCACAAGAAAGGGATCGGTTAATTAACAGCCTAAGCGATAGATTTTCTCAAGGCGGAATACCCTCTGGCCTGCTTAATCGCATGGCGCAATTTGCATAGGACACGACAATGGGCGCATCAGGTAACGTATTTGAGCAAACCGCACAAGGATTAGGGGCGGCTGGAGAGGGCGCAATGGCTGGGATGTTCTACCAGCCTATGATGGTCAATCCTAATTTCCAAGCGCCTATGATTGGGACGCAGTTTGGCTACGCTCCCCAAATGGTACAGCCCGGAGATTACGGCCAATATGCGATTAGCTATCGCCCCGGGACTGCGATGTCGGCAGGTTATAGCCGTGTTGGAGCGCCTAGAGGTTACTCTCCCATGATGGTTGAGGGTCAGGGGTATCAGGCGTCTCAGCTAGCAGGAACGGATCTCTCTCCTTACTTTAATCCCTACGAAAGTCAGGTTATTTCTAACGTCACTAGGGATCTGGGGGAAGCGCAACAGCAACAGCAAAACATCGCGGCGGCAAAGGCTAGTGCTGCGGGGGCATTTGGCGGCTCTCGACAAGCATTAATGGAAGCCCAGACGGTTGCTGATTATGCTCGTAATGTGGGTGATGTCTCTTCTAGGTTGCGGCAGCAAGGCTTTCAGACGGCACAACAGGCCGCATTGCAGGATATCGCGGCGGCTAATCAGGCCGCTCAGTTTGGTGCGGCACAGACTCAGCAGGCCAATCTTGCGAATCAGGCGGCACAGGCTGCGGCAGATCAATTTAGTCG